TGGCAACTCTTATGCGTTCCGCGTCTGGTAGCGTGCCAGAGTCAAGCACATCAAAGATTTTGATTAGGTCAAAAGTATCGTCAAGGGTTAGTTCGTTACACATTTTTAGATTTCCTCTAGTTGGTGGGTTAGAAAGTAGCCACATTCGGGGCAGTCGTGGCGGTGAATGTTTGCGAGAAATACCTCGCTACAGTAAGGGCAAAAGTAAGGCATTAGCTAAGTTCCTGTTCTGTCGCGGTTTCATCCGCGCAATCGTCACACCAAACAAACAGTTCTCCGTTTAGTGAATAGTCTTTGGTTAGGGTGAACGACTGGCAAGAGTCGCAAGTGTCAATGCGCCATAGGTTAGCCATTAGTTGTCCTCGCCCTCGTCAGGGGCAAAGATACCCCAGTCGTCTAGTTGTGACTCTATGAAATCCCCATTGAAGCCAGAGTCAGCTAACGCGCCAAAGGTAGCTTCGAATAGGCTATCCGCGATCACATAAGCGTCGTAGTGTTCAGTAAAGTTATCGCCATCCCATTGGGTGACTTGAACTTGCCAACCTTGTGAGCGGTTTCTCACGGTCATTTGCCAGTTATCGTCTTTGGTTGTGTAGATCTTGCTCATTAGTTGGTTTCCTGTTCGGTTAGTTCGGCGTAAGCCTGAGAGAAAAGAGCTTGGTAATACATATATAGATCGATAGCCATTAGGTCAGTAATGCCCTTGTCAGGCATAGCGCCGTATTCTTGCCATTCATCCCTAGCAGAGATCGGCAGATCAAACCATTCTTTTACGATCTCACTTGTATAGATCGGCACAAAACCGTCTGCCCATTCCGTTAGGCGATCTTCGGGATAAGGCGAGTTCTTTAGTTCTTCAAGTTCGCCAGTAACCTCAGCTAAAATATCTTCGTATGTAGATAGAGCCATTTTGCTAATCCTTTGTTAGTTGGTTTGGTTGGGTGTTTCTTGTTGCTAGTTAGTAGCTTAGCAGGTTAGTCGCTTAGTTTGTCAAGTATTTATTTTGTTCGGCGTGTTGCCCTGTATTTATAAGGGTTGTCGCTTGTCCGTGGATCTTGGATTTTCCCTAAGTTTGGGTAGCTAGCCTAACCGCCCCACACTCTCAGAAAAATCACTTTTCAAGGCTAGCCCTGCCCGTCTAGCAGATTGGGCAAGCGTTGTCAAGCTAGGCAAGCAGGGCAAGCGTGGCAAGGGTCGCATAGCATAGCAGGGCAAAGGGTGCAACACACGTTCCAGCCGTCCCCTCCATGCGGAGCATAAAAAAATCCCTGCCAGCCCTAGGGGGATAGGGCTGGCAGGGAAGCTTTTCAGGGGGCTACTCGCCTAGGTGATAGGCAAGCAACCAAGCGGGGAATCCTGACCCTTCAGCGAGCTCCTGACGGCCGTATGAGGTAAGCGACACGTCTAGGTAGACTCCGCATCCTCCGCAGGTTGCTGGGTAGTCACATTCGCCGTCTCGGACTTGGTAGGCGTGAGTGTCGCCTTCTTGGATCGTGAAGCTTCGCCACGCGCCATCCCAAGTTAGACCGCGCTCTGTTGCGTAATCGGTAGCGCATTCCTCACAAGCGTAATCGGTGAAGATTGAGTCGGTGATTGCGTAGGCGGTTACTGGGCTTGTCTGGGCGTTGATTTTGTCTAGGTTTAGCATGTTTGCTCCTTTAGGTTGTTGGGTGAGCCTTTTAGCGCCATGCTCAGGGCGGTGTTGCTGTTTAGGCTAGGTTGTAACGCTTAGCCCAAGTTTCTAGCGTGTAGATCGCGTCATCTTCATCATCGCAATCAATGCGCTTGATTGATCCAAGAGAATCGGCGGTTGAGAAGGATAGCGATGCAACGTAGCTGATTGTGCCGTCATCGTGATGGGTCTGAACGACTTGGGCGAATAGGCGTGCATCGCCAACGAACGCTTGTCCGATGTGGGTCATGTTTGCTCCAATGTGTAGTTGTTTGGTGTCGCCTTGTTTGGCGATGGGTTTAGTTTACGAAAGCCTCTCAACGTAACACACATTCCAGCCGTCCCCTTCTATCCGAAGGATGCAAAAACACTAATGCCCCGCTAGGGGGCCAGCGGGGCATTAGGTCTTATTGGAGCAAGTTTAGTCGATGCTCGTTTCGCTAGTGGTGATGCCTTCGTGCTCATCGCAGTTGCAACATGCGATGCAGGCTTCCTGGTCTGATGGGCACTTGAACTCGGTCAAGTTGGTCTGACCGCAAGAAATGCAACGGCGCTCGCACCACTCGTTGTCACAGCCCTTGCACCAGATGTCTTCGCATGTACTGGCAACGATGATGCCAAATGCGTCGGCTAGGTCAAGGGCGCAGGTTGGGAATGATTCGCGGTCTGGAAAGAGATCCTGAAGGTTCTCTAGGAATGCTTCGACTGCATCGGTCTGCTCTTTGATAATGCGAGCGTGACCCTTGATTACTTCGTCCTTGGTGCTGACCATTCCAATGGTGTCGGCCAGTACCGCGCGTAGTGTTTCGATTTCTGACATGATGTCCTTCTTTCTAAGTGAGTGGGATGAGCAGTTATTAGCCATGCTCAGGGCTTGGGGGTTGTTAGTCCAGTTTGCCAGCGTTGATTAGTTTGCGGAGCAGGTGCGCTTCAGCAATCTGGTAAGCAAGCGCGTCTGCTTCTGGTTCGCTGTGTGCGTAGAAAATGTCGCCAGTTTCGAAGCGTACGACCTCGTATGAGAGCCACACCTCGCGGGTTGATACCTCAATCGGACCGTCTAGCGGGCGGAGCACTGGCTCCTCGTAGTAGAACGGCGCTGACTGGGCTCCAACCTGAAGCGGGTTAGACATCGACACAGGGTCGCCATCAACGCTGTATTCGACAGCGTGCTTGCCAACAGGGGCAGAGTGAATCTGGATGGTAATGCGTGAATGGGTCTTGCTCATAACTTTTTGCTCCAATGCAAAGAGGTGGTGCTTGCCAGGGTGGCAGTGCCAGCGGATTTGCTGACAGGACAAGTCTGCTCCTGGGCGATGTTGTGAAGAATTTTCCAGCCGTCCCTCTGTATTAGCATCACCCCTCCAACAATTCAAAAATCAACACATGTCTACTAGAATAGTTATTGAACCACAGAACACCATCAACACTAGCCATGCAAACAATGTGTATCCAATTCCTCGGGATCGGCTCTGCAGCAAGGATGCAAGGCTATTGCACCTCACCGAAAAGGAGACAATCATGGCTCGTATCGCAGATCATCCGCTAAGACTTCACAGGCTCCATCTCAAGCTCAGCCAGCAGGAACTCGCTAACCGAGCAGGGGTCCAGCGCTCAGCGATCTCAGCTATCGAGGACGGCAGGACTCAGCAGCCGACTGATAGACTGATTTCGACCATCGCAAGCATCCTGGATGTTCCCAAGGAGACCCTTATTGAGGAGATCCAATCATGGTTGAACAAGCCCCTGAAGCCGAGTCTGTCAAAGGCAGCTCAGAATTTAATGGTCATTCCTCCTTACGTCCTGGGGCAGTATTACAGTACGTTTTCCTCATGGCGTGCGGAGATTGCGCCAACCCATACTGCGTTCGCGTCAATGTTGAGGTTGAACCCCGCGATCATCCGCGACTACGAGAATGGAAAATTACAGAGAATGCCAGATGGTCTATCAGGGAAGCTATTAGAAGCTTTTGGCATTGATGGCGAGTACCTTGTTGCCTTGGAGGGTTTGAAGCGTGGATGAATCTAAATTTGAGTCAAAGCTCCAATCCCCACGCAAGACCAAGGAGCAGCTACTTTTTGAGCGTGTATTGGCATCTGCTATCTCAGCAGACAGGCAAGGGCTATTCTTGGAGACTCAGGTTATCTTGGACCAAGATGCCGAGCTTACAAAGGAAGACGTGGAGCTTGTCTGGGCGAGCTCCAAGTTCCAGCGTTCTCTTGCTGATCGCGGTATCAAAACTACCAACAATCCTAATCTCACGCTTCGACAAGAGCAATTCCTTCAAGCTTATCTAAACCCTATGAACATGCTGACTCCGCAGGTGTTGGCTAAGCGCATGAAGATCAGCCTGACCGAGATTGATGGCTGGATGCGTCAGAAGGAGTTTGGCGCGGCTATGGCCGCTAAGTCCGAGGATAACTTGAAGAAGTTTATCCCTATGGCTGATGCTGCGCTGGGCCAGATGGTTCAGCAGGGCGACATGAAGGCGATCACCTTCTTGAACCAGCTGACTGGGCGCTTTGACCCGAATGCTAAGGCTAACTTGGATGTGCCAGCTTTGCTTATGCAGGTTCAGGACATCATTCTTCGCCACGTGCTTGATCCTGCGACTAAGCGCAACATTGCTCGCGAGCTGATCGCCCTAGCCTCAGGTCAGAGCCATTTTGGCGCGGTTGCTGAGCCAGTTAGTGATAGTATTGCTATTGAGACGGTAAGAGTAGACTAGAGGATTTCACTATGGCGTATACGACCACTACCCGTCTCGGGTTGCAGAAGGCTGTTATTGGCTCTAACCAGCCGTTTGAGACCTCTGCGATCAACAATAACTGGGACAAGCTAGACACTGAGTCTATTGCTCAAGATGGTCGTTTGGACACCCTTGAAGCGTCTACGATCACTCAGGACGCACGCCTAACCTCTATTGAGGGCGTAAACACCACTCAGGGCTCAGCTATCACTGCACTGCAGACCAAGACCAACTCTGGCACCGTGTACGACTCAGCTCGTGTGGGCGGTCGCACTATCTTCGCTCAGTCCTCTACGCCTACTGCTTTAGCGACTGGCGACATCTGGATCCAGATTCCGTAAATCATGGGATTTTCTGGCGGTTCCGTAAGTTTTAGTGGGGGTCCGAATACCTATTCGGTAACTTACACTGCTCCCACTTTCACCTATCCTTCTGGTACAACTAACCGCTCATTAACGTCTTCTGGTGGTCCTAGTTCTGTTTCGTGTGGGTCTTCTGCGTCACGCGATTACACCGCATCATACTATTCGCCTACTTTTGGTGAGCAGATGTATGAGTATTACACCATTTCAGGTACAGCACCTAGCTGTCCTCCACCTCCACCAACTTATCCGCCTAGTTGGTCTGATAGCATCCTTGCAGCTTTTGTAGCTACTGTAGCCTATTCGGATGGTGTAACTGCTACTAACATGAACTATTCGGGCAGTTATTCTGTCAGTTCTGGAACGCTACCTTCTGGTATCTCGTTGAATACTTCTTCTGGTGCTGTTACTGGCACTCCGATGACTGCTGGACAGTCTTATAGCTTCACGATCACTGCGACTAACTCTTACGGATCAGTTTCGCAGTCGTTCTCTGGCACGGTTGGTGCTGCCCCTACTGCTGGAACCTTGAAGGTCTGGACTGGCACCGTTTGGGTGTATGCCCCAGCCAAGGTTTGGAACGGCACCACTTGGGTTGCTGGGACTGTCAAAGTTTGGACTGGCACCACTTGGGTAACGAGCGTTTAGGGTGGGAAATATGACTGAGCACGAGCAGGCGCACGTGAAAGTAACCATAAATGACCTATATAAGGAGCAGCAGGAGACGAACAAGCTTCTTATCCAGCTGGTCACAAAAGTTGAGGGTTTATCAGATCTGCCTGCTCGTGTCTCTCAACTTGAAAACAAGATGGCTGAGCAGTCATGGCTGCCAAGGATCATCTGGACTGCCCTTTCCGCTGCTATAATTGGTTTTGGGACATCACTTTATTCGCTTATCACAAAGGGCTAGATCATGGCTGAGCACGTTTTCCCATTCCCAAAATCGACTATCCCTGCTGGCGGAGAATTTGGCAACAAGGCTGCCCCTCGCACCATCGCTCACCGTGGCGTTGACTTTGCTGTTGCTGGAGGATCTCCTATCAAGGCTGCCACTTCAGGCGTTGTAACTGTCTCTAAGTGGAACACCGTTCTTGGCAACGTCGTTGTTGTTCAGGACCCTAAGGGTGTTTACTGGGGCTACTGCCACCTTCGCGATGCTGGTATCCCTGTTGGCACCAAGGTTGTTGCTGGCGTAACCGTCATTGGTAAGGTTGGCAACACTGGCACCGCATCTCGCGGAGCTCACCTTCACTTCACTTGCTCAGCTGAGCCTGAGGGTTACTCGCACGGCAAGGTTGTAGACCCTATTGCGGGCTTGGCAAAGCGTATTGCTAGCGAGACCCCAGCTGCAGCCCCTAAGGCCGCTGAGGAGGCTCCTGTGGCTGCTGTGACCCCTAAGAAGGCTCCAGCTAAGAAGGCCCCTGCAACTGCTCCGAAGGCTGAGTAATGCCAAACATTACCCCAGGCTTTATTGCAAATCAGGAGAGCGAAGCTGCTCGTCAGCGTGCTGCTGGGCGGCAGAAAATCATTAAGAAAACCAACGATCCTTCTAATGCAGGTCGTGGGTCTACTCAGGTTAAGGGCTATAAGGTTGCTACTAAGCAAAACTGGGCACGCGCCAATGAAGAAGCAAAGATGACTGGTGCTGCTCGTGTAGCTGCTATTCAGAAGGCTAAGGGAAAGGTGGGTAAGTAATGACTCTACCTAAGAAGATTGCTGGTCGCACGATCGCAACAATTGTTTTAAAGATCTCCACTACTGGTGGTGGCTCAGCTTTGCTTGGCGCAGAGCTCTGGATGTCTCTAGCTCTTGCAGCTTGGGTGGGCATCCTTGAGGTTGCTGAGGAGCTCTCTAAGGCATACCTTGACGATGGTAAGATTACAGAGGCGGAACTGAATGCCTCAGCTGCGCGGATTATTTCTAAGAACACTAAGGAAAAATAATGGCTAGTAAGCCAGGCGAAGCTGCCGACAGAACGATTAAATCTTTGTCCGATAGAGCAAAGGTTAATAAAAAGCAGAAGTCTGAGCTTAAGTTTATGGAGGGCGGGTATACCAGCCTCAAAGACGCAGCAAAAAACGACGATGCGGGACTCGGTGGGCTAGCTGAGCGAGCGCTTTTTCCTACTAGGACTCAAGCATTACGGGATGCTGGCATTGCTTACGGCAAAGGTACATCTCTGAAGCAGGTCGAAAAAAAGGGTGGCATTTTCTCTAACCTGTCACCTGACCAAGAAAAACTTATGACCCGTGCTCAGAACGCTAAAATGAAGGCTAGTGCAATTGCAAAAGCTAAGTCGAAGATCGGAAAGAAAGAATGAAGCCAACTCCACCTCCTGCAGACCCAAAGCGTTCCCCTCAGCGTGCAGCCCTAGATGTCGCTAAGAAGCTTGCCAAGAAGGCTGGCAGCGATGTTGTCCCACAGAAGTCTGGCGGTAAAGACCCTTACTTCATGTACAAGGGTCCTAAGGGCGAGAATGGCTTTCAGCTGAAGGGCCCTAAGGGCTAATGACCACCTCTATTGAGATTGAGGTAGAGTCAGAAGAGTCTTGTGACTGCTGCCCTGACTGCAAGATGGGCGGCAAGTCTGCTGCTCCTGCAGAGTCTAAGGATGCACTTCTAAAGAAGCTCAAGGATCTCCTTGGGCAGAGTAGCTCAAACGGTCAGGCTGACCGCCAGATGGCGATTGATGACCTTATTGAGAAGCTTTCTGAGCTAGAGGACTAGGCTTCAGCAACCATATCGCGCAGCAGTAGGTTTACTGTTGGGCATGGATACTCCACGACGCGACCTGCGATGATCGAGCAGTGTACGCACTTCTCGCCATCAATGCCATTCACGCGGCACTCAGCTGATGCGTGGAGTGAGTAGACCGCGTTCAGGGTGGTGAACATGATCTTTGCTGATTCTAGTTCTGGTGTCTCTGACATTACTTTCCTTGCTGTGATTTGAGGTAGTTCTCGTAGATTAGTTTAGTACGAGATGCCTGCTCGGTCTTGGTGTTCTGTCGGTTCTGCGCAGTATCAACCCAAGT